CGTTTATTACAACAGCAGCAGCAATAAGCTGAAGTGCTACAACGGATCTACTTGGAACGACCTATTCTAATCCTACCATGCCCACCATCCTCTGGCTCATCGAACGCCTTCTCGTAAAACCGACCGAAGGCTCCTACACCGATGTCGTAATCACCGCCGACTGGCGTTGCAACGGCTCGCAGGAATCGTACAGCGGAACCTGCTACGGCTCGTGCAGCTTCGCTCCGCCGACTGGTAGCTTCACTCCTTACGCCGATCTGACCGAGCAGCAGGTGCTAGACTGGTGCTACGCAAACGGCGTGGACAAGTCGGCCATCGAAGCGAACGTCACCGCGCAGATCGAAGCGCAGATCAACCCGCCGGTTGTTAGTCTGCCGCTGCCGTGGGTGCCTCCCGCTCCCGAGCCGGTTTTGGTTGCGGAGCCGGCCACCGTTGTCGATTCTCCGGTCGCATGATCAAGATCGAACTCACGCAAGAGCAGTTTAACACCGTGCTGCAACTCATCGACATCGCAATCAAAGCGGGCGGCTACCAGAACGCAAAGGTCGCCGTTCCGATTGTTGAAGTGTTGATTTCACAAGCTGAGAACCCCAAAGCCTCCGAGTAAATGGACACATCCAATCACGGCGGTGACACAAATCAGATGATCGCCTCCATGGGAGGAGCAGCAGCGGCAACCGCTGTTTCGTTTATCCCCTGGCTGACCGACATCGTTCGACTCATCACCGCCGTGATTGGCCTGCTCTGCGCCATTTACGGGGCTTACAAACTCTTTAGAAAATGAAGAACACCAAGACCACTCTCGCCGGCATCGGTGCCATCCTCGTTGCCATCGGTGGGGCTATGAAGGCCTTGTTCGACGGTGACCCGACTACCCATCTGGACATCACCACGACCATCGCCGCGGTGACCGCTGGCATCGGTCTGATCTGGGCCAAGGACGCCGAGAAGAAGGCCGAGTGAACTGGATCTACCAGATCCTGAAGGCCCTTCTGGATTGGCTCAGGGAAACACCACCCACCGATGTTCAACACGGCAAAGCACCCGAGGCTCTCAAGAACGATCTGGCTGATCGCATTGCTGGACTGCCTCGGTTGCCAGATGACCAAGGTGGTCCTGGTCCCTTCCGGTGACCCGGTGATGCTGGCCAAACCCACCAGGGCCAGCGTCTACGGATTCGACAAAGACAAGAAGCTGGTGGGGCCGTCCACCGTGGTCCTGCCGGCTGGTTGGTACGCACTACCGAAGAACTGATATGGGAACTCCACTCACAGGCAGTAGCGTCGCATCGACATACACTGGCCTACTAAAAAGCTCCGACAACTCCGCGCTGACCACGGTCCTCAAAGCCGTTGGAGATGGCAGCGGTATCGATTCCGCGCTCCAGCTATCGACCACCGCAGTCAATACCACTGGCGACTTCAGCGTCGGGTCCAACAAGCTCACGGTGGCCGCGGCAAGCGGTAACACGGTCGTCGGTGGTACCCTCACCGTAACCGGCGCAACGAGCCTCAGCGGCAATCTGGCGATCCCCGGCAACCTCTCGGTGACCGGTACATCCACTCTCACTGGTGCCACAAGCGTCGCCAGCACCCTCGCGGTGACCGGAGCCACCTCGCTCTCAAGCCTCTCCACCAGCGGAGCGGCTACCATAGGGACCACTCTGGGGGTCACAGGAGCCTCTACGTTGGCCAGCTTGGGTGTTACCGGTGCGGCGACGGTTGGAACGACCCTAGGCGTCACTGGAGCGACTACGCTGGCAAGCCTAGGGGTGACCGGCGCGGCTACTGTCGGAACCACGTTGGGAGTCACCGGAGCCACCACTCTCGCTTCAGTCGGTGTCACCGGAGCGGCTACGGTTGGTACTACGCTCGATGTTACCGGTGCTGCAACTCTCTCCAACAACCTGACCGTCACCGGCAACGCTACGGTCAACGGCAACACCACGATTGGAAACCTAGGCACCGATCTCCTGACGATCAACGCCAACGAGGTCACGCTTCCGAACCTGACCAATGTCACGGTCGATCTAGCCAACGATAAGGTTCTGATCACCGATGCGAATGATTCCAGCAAACTTCGCTCCATCGCAGCCAGTGCGCTCGGAATCAATGCGTCGAACGCTCCTCAGTCTGTTCAGACAGTTGATACCACGAGACAAACTTACTCTGGATCAGCAACCGCTCCAGGGCAAGAGATCACGGTGCTTAACACCACCATAACTCCGAGAAGCACATCTTCTAAGATACTGGTAACTGTTTGTATCAATTATTCCTGCCTTGTTAATACATCGCAATTTGTTCTTTTTAGGCTAACAAGGAATTCAACCGAAATCGGAACATCTACTGGATTAAACACAAAGGGTATATCCAGTGCTTCTTATGAAGATGGTGAGGTTACTACGATTAGTAACAAGATAATCCAGTTCCTTGATAGTCCAAACACCACTTCTCCTGTAACATATCGGATCCATAACTACGGTCCAACAAGCGCACAGCAATTGTACCTTAATTATGCTGTGAACGACAATACGGTATCGACCTCTTCCACGATGATCTTGCAAGAGTACTTCGCATGAAACCCTCTGAAGTAGCCCAAGCGGCTTGCGACAAGCTCTCCTTCACCGACGCGAACACCCTCGCGTTGGCCAAGAAGTTCTGCATCCGCCGCTACTCCATGATCTGGGATTCGTGCCTCTGGAACGATACCCTCGGCGTCATCTCGCGCTCAGTCAGCCAAGGCAACGAACTGGTCACCCTCGACCAAACCGTAACCGCTACCTACGCCTCAGGTACCGGCTACAACATGTTCCTCGACTTCCCAGTCGCCATCCGATTCACGATCAACGGCGAGACCGATGGCATCGAAGTCCCCGCCGCGGAATGGGTCTCGTTCTTCCAGCTCGATCCCAACACTTGGAACAACGTCGATAGCCGCAAGTCCACCCCCGGCAACTTCGTCAACTGGACCCGAGTCATCGGTGCTTCCTACGGAGAAGCCGGTGTCCCGCGCATCAAGCTCGTTCCCACGCCCAACACCGATGGCAACCTCTTTATCCTCGGGAAGAAGCAGTCCCAGATGCGGCAGTTCGGCGAGAACCAAGCGATCGTCAACGACAGCAACTTCGAGCTGCGCGGTGTCGAGAACGCTCTGATGGCCTACACCGAAGGCGATCTCCTCGAATACTCCCGGCAGTACGGGAAAGCCCAAGCCAAGTTCCAAGAAGGGGCCGCTCAAGTCTCCATTATGAAGGACATGGAACGCGGTCAGCAGCAGCAGATCAGCCGCATCATTCCAGATAGCTTGTACGATTATACGTTCCAAGACATCCTGTAATCCGCCATGCCATTCCAATCCTCAGATGCTCTTGATGATCAGATGCTGTTGGATGGAAGCACCGGCTTCAGTACCGGTGTCGTCTCTGCTACTCGTCCCGATGCCATCCCTGCTACGAGCATGGAGTCGGCCATCAACATGGACTACGATGACTTCGGCAACCTAGTCACTCGTCTCGGATCAGTTTCACTCGCCGGTAACAGCGAATCCAGAAACTGGGAGGAAATCCTCACCGCTTGGAACTTAACCACCTCCAACTACGGCAGCAACCTACCGACAAATGCGGAGGTTTATTCTGGATTTTTCTTCGATACCGCAGCATCCGAGCGGCTGGTCATCGCGGTCAGCGATCGTAACGCCAACACCAAGAACCTCTACTTCGGTTCACCCGGCGTTTCCTACAACGCGATCAGCGGCGCGACACTCAATGCCTCAGCCACCTTCGTCTACTTCGCTCAGCTCAATGACAAGCTGTTCTATTCCGATGGCTACGGAACTCTGAAGTACGTCTCCAGCGCGAATCTCAATAGCTCGATCGCCGCCGGCAAGATCAGCCGCATCGATGTCATCAATCAGGGAAGCGGTCACAACAGCATCCCAACAATCACCATATCCGCTCCACCGAGCGGTGTGACCGCAACCGCGGAAGCAAGAATTGGTGGGGATGGAGCGGTTCTTTCCATCGTAATCACAAACCCTGGCAGCGGTTACATCACCGCTCCCACAGTCTCCATCTCGCCGGCCAACCAGTCTCACGCGGTCGCTTTCGTATCCCTCACGCCGCCCAACAAGCCGCTCTACCTCACCACCCATACCAACCGGCTATGGGCCGTCTCCGGTGATACCACCATCCAGCCCGATACCCTCTACTTCTCGGATATCCTCGATGGCGAATCCTGGGATCCGCTCGGCTCCATCCGGGTCGGCGGCGACGGCGATCCCATCAAGGGTCTCTACTCGTGGTTCGGATACAAACTGCTCGTCTTCAAGGAACGCTCAATTTGGGCCGTGGATGCCGATCCTACGCAGGATCCTGCCGATTGGACCATATCACTCATCAGCGGCAATATCGGCTGCTCCTCGCACCGCTCCATCGCTGCGGTCGGTGCTGACGTATTCTTTCTCTCCCGCGACGGCATCCGGTCGATGGCGCAGATCCAAGCCGGTACCCAGACCAGCGTCGGCCTCGCGCTCTCCAGCCCCATCAACGACCTGATCAGCAAGATCGACAAGACCAAGCTCGACCTCTGCGACGGTGTGTTCTGGAACAACCGCTATCTCCTCGCTGTTCCGTTCGTTCTCGATGAAGCAAACGGACTTGGACTAGAGAGCGAGTTCGGTGTTCTCCTCGAATCCGGTTCTTTGCTCGAACTCGAAGCCGCTTTCCCCCGGAACAACGCAGTCATCGTCTATCACTCACTGGCCCGCTCTTGGCTCGGGTACTGGGACAACTGGCAAGTAAGCGACTTCTTCGCCACCTCGTTCTCCACGTTCGGACCCGTACTCATGTTCGCGGGCGACATGACCTCGATCTCAGAGGGATCAGGCCAAGTCTGGTCATTCAACGACTTCCTCCCGAACACCCGTCTCGCACCGGTCGCAAGCTCCGCGTACCTGGACGGTGGATCCCGTTATCAGTCTACGGTGATCACCAAGGCGTACAACCTGAACGAGCCCATCCCCGACAAGATCGGGTACAGCATTCAGTTCGCGTTCGACAACCCGTACACCACTTCCAATACGGACGCGGCGATCGCTTACGCGACCGACATGTCGGGGACGTTCACGGACCTCGATTCGAGCCTGACGATCACCAACTCACAGAAGTTCCTCAAAGCGTACAACCTGATCAGCAAGGGACGCTGGAACACGATCCAGTTCAGGGTTCAGACCAACCCCAACTCGGGCGGTCGCTTGTCGCTTCAATCCACTATCCTCTCTGGCTTTGTCGATTCTGTGCGTCCTCAGCAATGACCGCACATCCCACCATCATCGAAGCGGCCCAACTGCTGCGACAGCATTGGCCTACTTGTTCCACATGGAACAATGATCAGCTCCTCAACTGGATCGGACTCTTCAATGCCAAGAAGCTCATCGGGATTGTGAAGAACGATGAGGGGAAGTGTGTCGGTGTAGGGGCTGTGCGATTCCTCAACTCGATCGAGGAGTCCGAGGATCTGAACAACAACTTCCCAGATGGTCACATCGCTTGGATCGAGATAGCGATTGGTACTGAGCCTCATGCGGTTCAGACACTCTGGGTGGCCATGATGGGGCTATGCTCGAAGAACGTCACCAAGCTCGGTGGGTTCCGCAAAGGCATTTCCCGTTTGTACGATTTTGACAGGTACTCCAAACTACTGATGAACCGAAGGATTTCCTATGGGCGGATCATATAAAGCACCAGATTTGGCAGCGGCGAACCGCGAAGCGGTTATGGCTGCAATCGAGACCTTCCCGATCCAACGGCAGATCGAGGCGGCATCGCGGATAGGTGAGACTGTTGACGTTCCAATCTATAAAGACGGCAAAGATACCGGAAAAACTAGGCTCGTAGATTTCAGCAAGACCTCAGACATCGCTCTAACCAAAGCTATCGGCCAAGCACTGGCTGATCTGGCTCCTATTCAGGCAGAGCGTGAGCTTGATGCCGCTAAGGCATACGGAACCCAATTTGCCGAGCAACGCCGCAAGGAGCTTCAGGCTCTTGATCCGGAGCGTTACGGTACTCCTGGTGTTGATGGAAAACCTGGAGAACCCGGCCTCTACGCCCAGTTCCTCAAGGACATCGGCAGTCGGCCCATCGCCGAGGAAACTATCGCCGCGCCTTCCTACGAGCGTGTGGGTATGCCTACTGGCCCCCAGGATACCGGTGAGGCAGCAAGGATCCGCAGCGATCTCGAACGCCAGATCGGTGCCGGTCTCGCTCAGGCCGGTACGCTCGATCCCAGTTTGATTCGAGCCGCTGAGCAGGCTGTTCGCGCCCGCGGTACCGCTTCCGGTAACGTCCTTGGTAATCTCTCCGCATTCCGCGAAGCCCGCGCCGTCAGCGAAGCGATCGCAAACGCTGATGTCCAACGCCGGCAGCAGGCTCTTGGCCTACTCCAGAGCGGTCAGACCACTAGCGATGTCGCCAATCGACAGGCGCAGGAAGCCTTCCAGAACATCCTAGCGGCCACCGGTCAGCGGAATACCGCGATGCAGCAGAGCTTCGCCGGCCAGATGGCTTCGCAGCAGCAGCGTCAGGCTTCGCAGCAGCAGAACATTGCGAACATCCAGTCTGCTCTGGGTCTCCAGCCGATCGTCTCACAAGCAGCTCAGCTTGGCGGTCTCCAGCAGGGTGCTTCTCCGTTCGCTGCTCCTCAGTTGTTTCAAGGAATGCAGCAGGCCAGTCCTAGTCAGCTCATGCAGACTGGGACGAGCTTCGCTTTGTCGAACGCCCAGAATCAATTTGCGGCATCTCAAGCCGGTTCTCCCCTATCGATTCTCAAGGGTGTTACCGGCGCAATCGGTGCGCTCGGTGGAGCCGCTGGTTGCTACGTCGCCCGCGAATGTATTCCCGATCAGTGGGAGGCGTTCTTCTTCTGGAAGGAACTCGTCGGCCCCGCTTGGTTCAAGAGCTTCTACGACAGCAATGCCGAGAAGTTCGCCAAGTGGCTCAAGAACA